AGCAAGTCAGCATCCTGAGCGGGCGCGTCTGGCGTACCCGACTCAAATACACGACGACCAATTAACTGCCGTCCAGTAGTTTGAGCTGCGTCCGTAGCGTATTCCACATCAAAAGTATAATCCTCATCTCCAGAAGTCTGATCTGCGGCAACATTCACCGTGAATAGCACAGCTAATGGCACGCCTGAACCCATTGAACGGGCAACAGCCAGATCTATTACATTAGTACCTACAGCATCCGTAGTGACCGCCTGAGCATCTGAAAACCGTGTTTCTGCATCAATATACATGTTATTTCTCCTTAAGTAGTTACTTCAGCTTCGGCATTAGTGATTCTGTCAACAAGACGAACCGGAATACCTAAGAATCGTAACTCTTGAATAGTTTTGCCGTACTGATTTAAAGCAGGCTCGATTGTAACAGCGCCAGTGCTGCGATCCATTGCCATAATACGCAAATGCGAAGCGACTGTGCGGTTGCAATAAAAGACTGCTTTTTCACCGGGGCCATTGGGTAAATGGTCAATAGCGCGAGCCATTAATTTATCAATAGCTGTTGCTGCTGTAATTGCCTGAGAGGTTGCTTTTGCAACTAAATCAGATACGTCGATGTTCGCAATACGAACAACTTCGCGCCAATCTTTAACAACTAAACCATTCTTCCATTTCCATTCTGCCATGTAAGCGCGGAATCGATCATTACTTGAGTCAAACGCATCGCCTTCACCTAAATCTTTATGGCTTAAGCCTGCGCTTGAGCCTTTAGGGAATACACCAAAGACTTTATTTGCGCCCCAATTAACCAACCAGATAGAGGTGTTATCTGTGCTTGCACCGCCAGCATCAAGGATGTTCTGGCCGTTTGTAGCGTCCAAGTCGTTATAGCGAGGAGCAAAACCCACATATTCTTCGGGGTTAGCGGCTGAACCATAAATTAAAGTTTCAGCTTGCGTCTGAGACATTGATTCGACAAAAGCCTTATCCTCATCCATTCGGTAAGCATTAACATTACCATTCAATTCAGCCTCGTCGACATCGACTTCTGAACGAGCCGTAAGGATAGCCGCGTTCTCTGTAACTTGAACCTTAGTAGATTTAGATTTTGGCGTACCTTGGTTAATTAAACGATAGTATGAGGTAGGTAAACCAGTACGAATCGTGGTCTGCTCACCGGTTGGAAGATTACCCTCTTTAAATAACATATCGTCGAGGATTCGATTTGATTGAGATAATAATTCAACCGTGTTTGCTACTTTGCCGTCTGGATCGATACTTTTCGCCCAGTCAGCCATAGTCAGCACTGTACTTGATATTGTAGCCATGATATTGCTCCGTTACATTTCCTTAAAAGTTATCAACCTGTCGAACCGTAAAAATTATCGGCCATAGACTTAGGCTGAGTCTGTGTTTTTGCTTTAGGCTTTGTCACCACGGGTACTTCTGACCGCTTCTCTCTTATCTTACGGCCTTTTTCTTGAAGCTCGTCGTATTTGGCGGCTTTCAGAATTGTCGTAAGCTGTCGAGAACTCGTCATAGTCTTAAACTCTTCGGAACTAAAACCAGCATCCGATACATACTTATTCATTAAAGCGGTATCTTTTGCGAATGTTTCAGTTGTTTTATTTTCCTTATCTAGCCATTCAGGGTTTGCTTTAAATAATAAAGCCCGTTCTGATTCGACAAGCGCGGGATCATCCGCTGGCGTATCACGCTCTGCTTTAACTTTCGTTAATGCTTCTTTGCGTAAATCGGCCTTTTCCTTAAGTTTAATGTACTCCTCTGGGTCAAACTCCTTAAGCTCTGTCCAGTCAATTGCTTCGTCTTCTGCTACTAGGACGGTTAGTTTGTCCTGCATATCAGTGATGTCAGCTTTCTGTATGGTCAGATTTTCACGATCTAAGGCAATTTCGCTGCGCTCTTTCTTTGCAAATTGAGCGTGTTCAGTTGTCTTTTTCGTGTAGTTAGATTGCATCATGTGGCCGTTTTTCCACATTCTAATGTCATCAAGGCTTGTCTCGTCGCCATCTAATTCGATGTATTGAGTTTCCTTTTCTTCATCATCTGCTTTCAACTCTTCGGGTTCAGCTTTCACTTCACCCGGTTCATCAATCTTTTTCTCTTCCTGAGTGGGCGATTGTTCTTCCGCTTTTGTAACGCCTTCAGTATCAGTTGTCTCTCTGAGGTCTGGTTCTGCTGGCTTGCTATAAAATTGATCTCCAGTTTCCACTGCGGGATTCTCTGTTGACATAATCTACTTCCTTCATATTAGTTAATGGTAACACAAATAGCAATGATTCGTATTTACACTTGTGAATAGTAATAATTCTTATTTAGATTATCATTTACTCTTTATCTAGGATTGCTTCGTTCATTCGGCCGGTGGTGAGGATGGTTTTAAAGTAGTCTTCGAGGGCGTTAATATTTACCATTGTTCGCCACGCTTCTTCTCTGACATCTGCTTGGTCTTTCTTCGTGTTACAGAATACCTCAAATATCTGCGCCTTCCTTAATATTAGCGCCTGCTTATAAGCTTCGTTATTTACTACCTGCTTACCCATTTCTGCTAAGGCATTCTCTCGCTTTAATTGGTCTTCTTGGTCGGTCATACGTTAACCCTTGCGTCTTTTTCTGTCGTTTCTTGTAGCGTTGTTATCTTCAACGCCATTTCTTTGTTGAATTCGTCTTGCTGCTGTTTAGTTTCAACATTAAATTGTCTCACATCTTCCATGAACTTAGCCATAGCTAATCGCTGTTCACCCTGCGCTTTTAATAGAGCCGCATTAGCCTTAATTGTTTCGGCTTCGGCTAGCGGGTTTTGTACAGCTTGCAGTTGTTCTTCTAGTTGGTCTTTGACCTTTCTTAATATCTCATTTTCAGCTAACAATAACTCTTCTGGTTTTTCAGGGTCGTTGAAATATTCAGACTCTTCTGGTATTCCAGAGGCATTAGTAATGCTTTTTAATACGTTGAATCGCTTAACTTCATCGGTCATTGGCGATCCATTCATTCTTAATTGCTCATGCACGCTCCATAAGCCGGACATTGTTTGCAAGAATTGCTCATCATCGCCCGCGCCTAATCCTACTTGACTAACTGTGCTTTGTTTAAACTGCCAGTCGGAGGGGGTTAACTTTAATTCCTGACCTAAAATCTGTACCTCTACTTCTGTATTTTGATAGTTAGCATCTAACCACGCTACACCTTCAAATAATTGTCTAAAGCCTGTCTCAGACATAACCCGCGCTACAAGCTCAATCTTAGCTTGTGATGCGTCTTCGATCCCATTAAACCGAGTCGCTGTTTCTTTGCCTAATGCGTCCGCATCAAGACCTTGAGAGGCTAACAAAGAGCCGGTTGTCTGTGCTCTGGCTTGATCCCAATACTGAATAACCATTAATGCTTTATCACCAATATAAGGTATTTCAATCGGGAATAAATCAGCGCCGGGAGGTGTATCTTTTGTTGTTCTTACAACGCCGTTTAGTCGCATAACAAGGAGGTCGTCCATATTGACATTCTTATTTGCTGCTATCCGTGGATTATTCACAGCATAAATATTGTCGTTCACACCCCGCAATATGGCAGTCTTAGCCAGCGCTGTCGGTGCTGTTATCTGTGCCCGACTCTTACCAATAGCTTTGTGAGGCATCAAGATGGAACTCATGATTGCATATGGTACATGGTTGAAGACTTCGTTTGTCAGTATGACATCTTCACCACCGATTAGAATATGTCGTCTTTCTGCTATTCCGTCTCCATCAAAATCAATCAGCGGGTATAAATCTTTAATTAAGACTTCTTCGCTTGACCAGTCAGACGTAGTTTTATTATCTTCTCCGCCTTCGGAAGCGTCTCGAATATCTTTTAATCTTGTGTTTTCTTCCGATCCAGCCAACGTTATTTTATCTATTAAATCCTTCTTGAATCCTTGGCTTAATAATTCGCCTCGTGTTGTTAAGGACTCATCACCTACTATCGGTGAGGTATCTTTGTCTGTGGCGTTCTTCGTCATTCTGAATGTTTCAAGCGGGACATCGACTATCTTTAAGCTCTTAACAGTGCGTTCAACCTTAAAGACTATGGAGTTTTCTTCGTCATCCGTTTCTTCTTCGCGCACAACCTCTACACTTTTTACGTCTTCACCTTCAAGGCTTTCCTCAAATAATGCTAACTCATCATTACTAAGGCCAGTCTTTTTATGTTCTTCGACCTCAGTTGTTTCTTCAATAAAGTATTTAACAACGGATAATTGCTGAATGAGAGCGTTTTTAATGAATCCGTGCAATACAGAGAATGACCATGGCTGATTTCTTACTTGCCAATTAACATACTTTGTCTTATCGGCAGCTTCATCAACATCATCTTCTTGCGAGGTGTTTGGTTTAAATTTAAAGACGGGAGTTTGAGATAGGAAGATCCGAGCGAGCGAGGTCATATCGGCCTCGACAATATCCATGACATCGTTTGATATTACTTTTGACCTTTCTTGCTGTTCGTCACCGTACAAATTACCTTCGTACCGGTTAAGTAATTCTTCGTTTTCAGCAATGAATGTTGAGTTATTCCCCGTTGCATCATCAGTTAATGTAGTTAGTTCGTGGAGTAAATCCTGTTCAGTCATCATTAAACTATACTCATCGGTCTATATTCCAGTGGTTGCATTACTTCATCCGGTAAAGGCGGCATGAATAGAGACATCATAATAGAATCAGTCTCATTAGGTGAGTCAATTTGTAGTGTCTTCATATCCTGCTTACTCATTATCTGAACTAATCCGCCTTGGTTTGGCTTTGTCGGAATACGGCACATTTCAGATCGCAGTCCGGTTATATTCTCTATTCCTTCCGAGTTTAGACTAATCATATCGTCTGGGTCAATGTATTCGCCCCTGACAACACACTTATAGGTGTTATATACGCGCCTTGCAAGTTCTCCATAGAACTGGGAACGGTTATTCTTAAAGACTTCCATGTATGTTTTTGGCTGTTCATCACCAATACGAGACATATATATTTTCTCAGCATTATCCTGCCCTTTACCTGACAGGGAGCCTTTAAAGATATGGTACCGGATATTTGTTCCTTCGAAAGCTGTTGATACCTGCCTCTTAAGACCTGTTCCCATGCCATCACCATCCCAGACGAACCAGTCTGCATTGTGGTTATGGGTGAGTCCAGTTGCCCAGTCGCATACTTCGTCGATCTCTCCGGAATCTTTAGACTTTACATATTCAATTATAGAGCCATGTCTTAGCGCGTAGCCTCCAGCATCACCACCATCGTCAAATGGATCGTGAGCTGCAATCCTCGCGCCATGAGGCTCAAACATCTTTTTGAGCCTGTCGATCTTATGGGCATCAACACACGCATCAAACCATTCAGGCTTAATAATCGAGTCTTCCACTGTGTCATTGTATTCAGCAAGCCAGCGGTGATTATAGTAAGCTCTCGATCTATTCTCATAATCCCAGAGCCTTTCTGCCTCAAGCCCTGAGTCCTCAAACCACGGGTTGTCCGTGTAATTAACTTTTACAATCAAATGTAGGTCGTCTTCATAAAAGCCGTCACGGTCAATATATTTCTTAAACGGCTCAAGGAATCGCTTGCTAAATGGGTCTGCTTTTGATTGAGGGTTAGCAATAAAGATAATAGATACATCGTCTAAATCGGGGTGCGTGTCTAAATCTACGCTCTCTGTTTTGAATTTGCGGGGTAATCCGTTTACGGGCTTCTTTCTGATTGTCGGGGTTAAAGCGTCAAGTGAGGCTTGGGTTATAAACTGTGATTCTTCAACTACAAATCGTTTAAAGCCGTGAGTTGATTTAACAGAGTCGATATTTCTTGCGAGTCCTGCAAACTCAAAGGCTGATTCATTCTTAAAGTTAATAGATTGGTTTAACACCTCAAAGTCAGTGAATTTAAACCTTTCAATCTCAGACTTGACTAGGCTGTGTACTGAGTTTTTTATACTTGACTGAAATTCACGGAGGAAATACGTTTTTGATTGGCTATCTTTTGCGTCGGCGATAGAAATATCAGCAACACCAACAGACTTTGCGCTATTCCTGCCACCAATAACAACTATGAATCTTTTTATGGATGTTAATACCGGTTCCAGCTTATCGGAAATATAAATATCTGGCTTATCTTTTACCTTTTTCCAGTCATTACCTTTCTTTTGTATACAGTACAGCAAGCCTTTCTTTGAGCTAACAATGCCAAATACTGTTTTCTTTGCTGACCTTCTGCGGTTTAGCTCAATTGCAGCGGCAGCCTGTAGTTCAAGATGTGCTCTGGCCGCTGACAATATCTTTTAATTCCTGATCTGATTTTCCTGATAAGTCTACAAGACCAATTGCGCCTGATAATTTCTTATTATCTACAATTAATCCGTGTAATTTAGCTTTACCCATTATGGCGCCTGTCATGGCCGCTGGCTGGGCTTCTGTCTTAGCTAGGTCTTTGGCTTCGTTAAGCTCTTTTGTGAGGCTATCAACGGTTACATCGTGTCTCTTGCGTATTGCTTCTTGCAGCTCAATGACTCTTACCGCCATGTTACCCTTTTTGAATAGCTCACACGCCTTGACGTTAATGGTATTTTCTTGCATGTTTTCTGCGTTGTAAGCTGTTCGATATGCGGCTGATTTATTGCCGCCGTTCTCAATGAATGCTTGTGCTGCTGCTTCTTGTTTTACGGTTAAGGCCATTAGTCTGCGATTCCTTATAGGTTCTTCGCTGGTTTTTAGGATTTCTTTTTCTTTAATTTACGCTTACGACGAGCTTCGCTTGCTTTGGTGGGTAAACGGTTGTTATTTCTACGAAGACCTTTACGACGAGCTTCGCTTGCTTTGGTGGGTAAACGGTTGTTATTTCTACGAAGACCTTTAACTAAGTCTTCTGCGCTAAGCATTGCAATCTTTTTCTTAACTTTCTTTTTAGCTGCCATATTATCTCCAATATCTCATGTGGGACACACAAATATATTAGCACTTACTTATTAGTTAGTCCACTATCCTCAACCACCTTTAAATCTGGCTTATCAATCTCATCTTGCAGCCTTAAAATAATCTTAGCGGAGACCTCTAAAGCCTTTGCAGCGCAGTTTATTGACTTAATAGCGTTTAGACAGAGCAATTCTTTTTCGTTTTTAGTCATTTTTTACTCGCTTAATCATAAACCTTGCGCCCGTTTCAGGATCTTGCATTAAAATTTGACCTTCTTCGGCTCCATATACGGTTAGGCCGTCAATCCATTTCTCAATATCTTTAGTTAATAAATAACCGTCTTCTACTTTTGCGTAACCACCTTGGCGGCTGTCTTTAATTTTCGTCATGCTACCACCTTATTTGGCGACCATTCCAGAATCTCTTGTAGTTCTTCCCATGTAGGAGGTTTCTTTTTTACTAAATGCGTTTCTGGCACATGATATTCGCCGTTTTTAGATTCGCAAGAGAAACACTTATCAAAACGAATAATAACGTCATAACCCACATCCCCTCGGTACTTATGCTTGACGCTTATTATTTCACATTCCGCTTGCGCGCCTCCAATCATCTTCATTGCATAAGCCACCTCTCCTATCTGAAATTTATCCATTACCCACCTCCATTAGTGATTGCTTATATTGCAGCTTGCTGTATCGTAGTTTCAATGTCTTTTTGTGGCGGGATATATAGATCCCTTTTCTGTAGCTCCCGTATTCTCATCTCACATAATTCTAAAATACCGAGTGCGCGGGTCATCTCTATTTTTATTTCGTTTAGTTCTTTTTGATTATTCATTTCATACCCTCTACTGTTTTAATAATTCAAATAAGTCAAAGCTAATATACTCTTGACCTTTCGGTACTACTCGCTTCATTAAATTAATAACAAATATTCGATTATCATTAAATCCGTACTTCTTTTGTAGGATATCAATGAAGTTTTTTGCACAATTATCTAAATCAAACCCTCGGTTGCTCACCCCGATTTGAATATGCAATTCTAATTCTCCGTCCGGTATCTCCATCGGTCTTAGCTG